GCCAGCATTCTTCATGCCCTTGGCCTTCTGGACCACATCGGTGTCCCAGGTATCGTAGGTCAGGATGTTGGTGGTCGTGCCGGTTTCGCCATGTGAGCCGACGCCCTTGACCTGAACCCAAGTCAGCGCCTCGAACTCGGTCTGTGTGATGTCGTCGGGCTGCGGAGTGGCACAAACGAACAGTTTGGCGCCCGCGTGGGTGTTGAAGTAGGCGGCGGCGAGCGCCAAGGTCATCAGTGCTTGCATGTCCGGTTTCCTCACGGGCGATAAGAGACGTATCTGATGGACAAGGCATACATTACTTCGTCCCCTTCGCGCAAGGCTCCTGTGTAATCCGCAGCCTGGACGATCTGCACGCCGTCAAGCATCAGACCCTTGGTAAAATAGTCGGCAATCGAACCAAGCAGATCTAGCCGAGTATACGACCCGGCGCCGACGTTCGGCCAGTGGAGCACGAGCCGCAGCAAGCCCATGTAGTTCTTCTCTTGGCCAATAAATGCGCTGTTGTCGTTGTTGGGGATATGCACCACTTCCAACCACTTCTGGTCGTTTGGTTTGTCGAACTTCACATCGACGTACGCTACAGGAAGCGTGGGCATCACGGACTCCGCTACAGCATCACGGACGCCGTTCTGCAACGCTCGTAGGATCTGTGATTCATGCATCTGGTATGTCCTTCGCCAGATCAGGATATGCGCGCTTGATCAGATCGTTTGCAACGCGTGCAAAGTTCCAACCAAGATAGCGCGTCAGTCCCTTGTGACCCTGCATCCACGACAGCGCATCGTGCATCTCGCGCCATGCTGCTTCGTATTTGTTGGGTGTGGTATGAGCAGCCATAACTTCACTTACAGTCGCGGCCATCAATTTACCGTTCGGACTGTCAGGATCGAATACCTTGGTCTCTGCGCGAGTCTCATATCCGAACTGCGGCGCTAAACGCTCGTACGTTTCGTGAAACCGACGCGCGGCCTCCACTCCTGCATCTTGTGTCACCGCTTCAATTTCCCTATGTTGACGTTCACAATGTTCTGCCAGTGCTGTTGCGTGCTTTCCATAAAGCCGTTGTACGTCTCTTGGCGCAACGCATATACAGCAGTCCAACCAAAGTAGAACGTGTCGCCTATCTCCATGTTCGCCAGTGTCGTCGTCACCGACTCACCATCCCATGCGAACGGCCCATTGCCCGGTCGCTCATCTGGTCCACTTGGCCATCCGTTCAACGATCCGAGCCCGGTCGATCTGAGGAACCCGGTGTCCACAGGCATCTTGCCACCTTGTCCACGCGGCTTCTGAGACATGACCACAGCGTCATTGATGCTGGCTTTGACCACATTCAACATCACTTCTTCGCTCTCACGAACCCATGCTTCCACATCGGCTGCAAACGTCGAGCGGTTGGTGTTGGTGTATTTACCGGCCATTCAGTTCATCTCTCGCTCGCTGAAGTGACGCCTCATAGTCTTTAAGCATCTGCTCAAACATCACATTTGACGCGACCACCTTGCGTGGGTCTTTACGCTCGTCTGCAGCACGACGCAAAATACTAATCGCAGCTACTAGGGACGCCATCACACCCTTCAGCGCCTCGTCATTACCTGCCACGATCTAAAGTCGCCTGCGCACGAGCCAACCAGTCCACCTTGTACTTGACCTTGCACCGGCACGCGATCACATCCTGACCGCCCGCACCAAGCGAAAAGTCGCCAGGGTGCATCATACGAGCACCAGTGACAGGCGACACGAACGGCTCATTGAAACCGACTGTCGTACCATGCAACGCGCGATGGGACGGGCGCACGCGATCATCGCTCGTGCTGTCCCATTCTTTCGTCACCTCCGACTCGGACAATTTGCCCTTTTCGATAGTCTGCTGGATGGACAACCACTCCGACCGCTGCAGTGCAGCCATGGTTTCAGTGCGCGCGATCGTCTCGCCGCGATGCTGGAGTGCCCGTGCGCGGTATCGATCGACAAGGCGGTCCACGCTGGCCAGCGGTAACGACCGACCCTCTGCTATAGCCTTCTCCACCACGCTATCGAACCGCGCATCACGCAGCACGTTGTTCAGATAAGTCGGATCAAGCGTAAGTAGCTTCTGGCGCACCGAGCGCGCCCATTCTTCCTCACGAGCCCCTAGGCCGATCGTGCCGCCTTCACGCTTGCCAGTAGTCGGGTTTATCCGTCCCACGATGTCCAGCGCCGTGCTGCGCGGGTTCCGCCCGGCAGCAAGTCCCGCCTGCATCGTATTACTCACCGCAACGCGTGTCTCGGCTTCGATCCGAGTAATGAGCGTACTGGACTGGTGCTGCAGCCATTCCTCCGCTCGCTTGTCTCGCACGTTGAACCGCAACATCAGTCCGTCTACTCGCTTGGGTTGATTGGACAACGTAAACGTCCCACCAGCCTGCATTACATCGTTCATCGTGAAATAAAAGCGATTGAACACCATCGGGTCGAAGTCAATGGCACGGAATGCGGCTTCAACGTCGTTTTTCTCGATTGCGTCGATCACCTGTTGCAGCACGACATTATCGACGATGGCGGCGATGGCCTCACGAAAGGCACGTGCGACATCTGGTGCGAGTTTGTCGAACAGGTCGTCGAGTGTCATTCGCTCGTACCTTTGAGGGCGCGGATGGCAGTAGGTATGCCAAGATCGTCTTTTATCACATTACGTGCCGTAATTTCAGCCACCTTTGCCGCATTTTCCAACGCTGAATTATGTGCGTAAGGCATGATCACGGCGATGACCGCCAGTGCTATCTGCTCGCACCCACATTGATCACAGTAGACCACTTTCCCACCTCTAGTGAGACCACAACCTTGTGCATCACGGACTGCGGCTTTAGCCTTCTCCATTATCTCTGTCATGTCATCGCTTCACAATCAGAGTGAACGAAACCGGCACACCCGCAGCGGGACGTGGCATCAGGCGCACGATCTTGTGCTGCACACCGTCGATCCGCACCATGCCGTCCATCTTCGGCGTCACCTCATCATTCGGCATCGCCACCTCTACTTCCGAGCCGGTGATGAGCGTACCGTCTATGTACCGCTGAGACACTGGCTTGGCTGTTGCGTTGATCCGTGTGGCCACCTCCATAGGCTCACCGGGATCATCGGGTGTGCCACCAGTGGGCCGCTCGAACCGCACATACTCCACAACGCCCTGCCGAAACTCAGCGAACACTTCTGAAGCGACAGCGCGTAAATCGTCATAAATCATATTGACCACCGTGAAAGTTGCGTCTAGTCCTCTGTGCCTCAGTACATCAATTCACACAACAGGAGATTGCAATATGGTCGCTCGACCGAAGCCCGAGACCACCGATACCGCACCCGTCAAGCGTGTCGCACCGAGCATTACCGATGTCGTCACGATCGCATTGCCCGAGCGCAGCACCCGTCGCGGTTCGGCCACCGTCTATCCGTTCGACAAGCTGACCGCAGTCGGCGCCATGTTCGGCATTACCGATCGGGACAAGAAGTCCGTCCAGTCGGTCGTCAGCAACCAGAACCGCAAGTACAAGACCCAGGCGCGCGATGCGGATGGCACGATCATCCTGAACGGCGACAAGCCCAAGATGGTCTACACGACCCACTACGAAGTGATCGAAGTCGACGCCGCAACCGCCGAAGCGATCAAGGACACGCCGCTCGCCGGCTCCAAGGTTCTCGTTCGCCGCGACATCTGATCCGGCAGCATTCCGCAGCCGAGTGGCCCGCCAGTTCTCCCGTGACTGGCGGGTCTTTTCATGCCCGCTCTACAGCGTAACACAGCAAACACTTCCTTTTATCCGGTTTGCCGGTCTGCGGATTATAGCGCGGCTCCCATGTGTGAGGTTGCAACGGTTTGTGACCTTCAGGTGATCCAGCGAAAGTGGTTTGACACTCGGAACATCCTTGACATGGATGAACAGTCTCGCCTGTATCCCAACGCTCACATTTACCGCATTTACATTTCTTATATTGCATCATCTATCTCCTAACCACGAACCACACGACCAGACAGGCTGCTGACAGCGCCACACCCGCCAAGCAACGACCCAAGGATCTGATCGACAATCGGAAACTGTGTCTGCACGTCGCCTGCGCCCTGGTCGCGGAACGTCACGTCGATCGATCCGCTGATTGCGACCTTACTGTACTTGGACGCGGTGAAATCCCGACTCAACGTCCCCGGCGCCGTGATCTCGCGATAGGCCACCTCATAGACCGCGTACTCAATCGCCTGCGGCACCGTCTCAGACGAGACAGCGTACCCATCGCAATCCACGACGCCGACACGTGGCCACTCGCGCTCCTGTGCCTGCTGCCCGACCTTGGTGCCCATGAACCGATCGCGATACTTGCCGTCCAGCCATTCAGACGCCACCAGCAGCCGCGACATTATGGCCGTATTCAACTGCCCTGTCACGTCACGCCCTCGCGCCGTGTGGTAGGCTCGATACCCTGGCTCGGTGCCATACATCTCGCATTCTCCAAACAAAAAGGCGGCAGGTTTCCCCACCGCCTGTGTGCATCACCGTGGCGATAGGGTCAGTCGGTCAGAGCCTTCATCGCCTCGCGCGCATCGTCCTCGGTCTTATAGCCAGCGTCGTCCGCCGCCTTCTGCCCGGTCAGGTTGAACACGAAGAACTTGCGCCCTTCCTTCTGGACGAAATACTGCGGCGCGGCGTTCTGCGTGGTGACGTTGGTGGCCACAGCAGGCGTCTGACTGGCCGTCTCGGTCTCACCCTTGTCGATCGACCCGTACGCCTTGGGATCGGCATCGTAGTCCGACTTGTTGACACGGACGGGGCCGTTGGCGGTCTTGATTACCACCACTTCGCATTCGTAACCCATCGTACTCACTCCTGTTTGAAACACCCGGTCCGCCAGCAGGTAAACGGACCGGGTGTCCTCCGTGACGGAGCCTTAGACCGCGAGGACGATGTGCTGGCTCTTGATCGCCTTGACACCCCAGGCCAGCGCGACTTCGTAGCGCAGCTTGCGGTAGCCCTCGTACACGCTGACCTCGACCGTCAGGCCGGAGCGCGGGTCCGTGAGCATCATGCGCTCGCGGGCGGCATCACCACCGGGCGGCAGCGCGGGCGCGCGGGCAGCGAGCGCCATCGCGTCACGGCTGAACGCAACAGCGTTGGCGTCGTAGGTATTGGCCACGGTGATCGCGGTCGCAGCAGCCGGGATAGCCTGACGCAGACCGGTTGTCAGCACGATCGAACCACCGTTCGACGTGTCGGTGTCGCCGGTACGCACGACATACTTGCGCGTGTCGCCCGCGAACGAGACCACGTCGCCCGCCGTGATCGTACCGGTGCCGGCAGATGCGAGATTGATCGTGGTCGCACCGATGGCAAAACCAGCAGTGCTCGTGGTCGCGCCAGCGGCAGTGCCCTTGACGTGATTGACCGACTGCGCCGTCTCGTGGATCGAAAAGCCCATCAGGTCCATCAGTTCGCCGTCACGCAGCGTCATGGTGGTGCCGGCTTCGTTCGCACGGGTCAGGTTGTACATGCTGCGCATGTTGGCACCGGACGACGTGTTCATGATCATGGCACGACCGGTGACAGGCGCACCGTTGTCGTCGAGCAGCTTGCGGATTTGCGCGGCGTCGGTCATCTTGTCGCCGCTGAACAAACCGCCACCGGAGCCGGCATAAACCAGCGAGGCGTTGGCGGCAGCTTCAGCCGCCAGATCGGCCTCGACCGCATTGGTGATCGTGCGCAAGCCCTGCGCGAACAGGTCAGCCTGGATCGTGAGCCACTGATTGCCGAGACCAAGGGTTTCCTCGCCGGTCACGCCGAACGCTGCGGCCTTCGCCTTGGTGATGGTCATCGTGCCAGTGCCGATCGCCTTGTCAGCGGGCTCAGGGATGATCATCTGCGGCTGGACGTCATCGAGCGTGGCGGGCGGGACGATCGGGAACGTAACGGTTTGGTTGACTGCGGCGCGCTCTGCCGAGACATTGCGGGTCACGGCGGGAATGAAGCCGACGAGTTCACGCGACACGATGTCCAGACCAGCATAGAGCGCGGGAATCAGGCCGGTGAGCGTGTTGGCGAAAGCAGGGGTCAGGATGGCCGGGCCGGTGCGGGCCAGCAGCATGGGCTTGAGACGAGACATGGTTTACCTCAGATGTGGGGATGACGGAAAAGAGCGTGGGTCAGTCCAACCCGGTTCGCCTTCCGTCAGTCCAACATCCGGCAGGTGGTATGATGGTTGATCGGTGTGTCAGTGTCAACAAAGAAAAGGCCCGGTGGTTAGCCGGGCCGTGTGTTACATGTTGGACCAGTGATACAGTCCGAGCCAGCGCCAGATCATGTGATGCTCCATGTTTATAGTTGCTGCGGCGAAACTCAGCTTGGGCGGTGTCGACCCCGGTAGTCCATAACTGCCTTTCGTGTTACCCACGCCGCCGCAGCACCACCGACATAACCTACCACCGTGTCAGTGTCAAGTGGTTGCTGGGGAGTGGAGTTCGTTACGTTCCGACTGCCGGCGCTCGAAGTCCGGTCCTCTACTCTGAGGTAACTCCCCGTCCAGTTCATGACGCTGGACAGCAGCAAACACTAATCGACAATCTTGATTTCGCCAGTACCCGCCTTTGCAGCCAGATCGGCCTTCTGCGCCGGGTCGGTCATCGCATCAAAGTCCGAACGCTTGACGATGCGACCCTGACCGCGATTGCCGCCACCGCCGTTGTTGCCGCTGCCGCGCGCTTCCGGCGCCTTCAGGAGCACGTCACGATCGGGCCGCTGCTCGATCCACAGCGACAGTGCTTCCTCGAAACCAGCGGTCTCACCGATGCGCTTGGGCGATTGGAGCGGGTTGCCGTTGTTGTCTAGTGGGACGATGTTGTCGCCGTCGACCTTGAACCGATCGCGAAATGCGGCCTGGATCAAATCAGCCGGGACGGCGAGATTGTCCTTGATAAACTCGGACGATTTAAACGCACCGTCAAGCAGTGTGCGGTTGTACCGATTGTTCGCATCGTCGAGCGACTTCTGAACCTCGGACAGCCGACCCTCATACTGCTGTGTGATCTGTTGCTTCACTTCGTCGACCTTGCCGGCGTCGATCAGCTTCGATTGATCCAGCTTCGACACGGTGTCGAGCGCGGCCTTTGCAGCAGCCGGGTCGTTGATACCCTCAAACGTCTTGAGTCGTCCTTCCGCCGCTTCAGCACGCGTGCGATGGTCGCGTGCCTCATTGCCGAGCCGAGTGATCGTGTCATGGACCACCGACATCTCACGACCTGAAGCGTCGATGTAAATCGGGTT